AAAGCGTGAAGATTTGAGTCAGCTCCAGAGCCAGGAGTTTCAACATAATAAAACAGTCTTGCACTTCCGCTATAGCTTCTAACACCTGATTCAAGTGTTCTATCTGTATCGCCTAATGAGGTTGTTTCCAATACCGCCATTGAGCTAGAAAAAGACCATGACTGAACCTTTGCAGCTTTAGTTGCAGAACCACCAGACTCGGTGATCCATAGTTCTCCATCTCTGCCTGAATAAAAACCCACGACCTTAAATTAAAACATTGAGTCTATTCTACGGTGAATCTAGGCAAGCAACAAAACTACAACTAACATTACTTTTTCCTTTAAAACTACTTGTGACACTTGGAGGGGCAGAATATCTCCATTTTAAACTTGATCCAGACTCTTTTAAATAAGCTAAAAGGCTAGTGTCAGTCACACCTGAAGTCGCATAACCACGATCAAAAGTTACATAATCCCAATCAGAATTTACGTTTTCATAGTTAGCCAAAATCAAAGCAGCATCAGCATCAGAAATATTTGAAAACCCTAGAGTCAATGTTGCATTAACTCGTTTATTACCAAAACGTAAATGTGTCTTCGTACCATCTAACGATTCAAACGTAGTACTTGGATACGTTCCAGGGTTATAACTTCTGGAAGTTGGCTTAACGGTAGGAAATGGTTGTGCTGTTGCCATCAGTTACTCCACATCAAACAAAGGATTAGTTAAATCATTCCATTTTTGCAGCATAGCTAATTTAGTTCCATCTAATTCTGCATACGATCCAGAAAGTTCAATCAGCCCATCTTCTCCAAACGTAATACTTTCAACTTTATAACATTGATCAGAAGCTTCAGATTCTTTAATCGTAAACAACGATCCAGCATAAGGTTGAATTGAACTTGGCGTTGAAAAATCAGCAGTCGCTTCCTTTACTACTTCTTCTGAAGGATTCCAATAATAAAATGTTTTGCTTCCACTAATTGTGTCTTTACTTACAACCGTTCCATCATCAAGAATTGCACCATTATTAAATCGTTGAACGTGTTGAGTTGTTGAATACACTCTTATGTAATCGCCAGGCTGAACACCATTGATGTAATGAGGAGCAGTTTTAAATGTAATTGTATGATCTACAAATTTTCTCGTTGCTAAAACATATTTTCCAAACGTAACTGCATGATCCATGCTGGTACAAAAACCAGTTAAATCAAAAGTTTCTAATGGATCGTCATTGTATTCCGTTCCATGTAAACGTATTATTTTAGATTCATTCTCTGAGAATCCGTTTTCTTTTTCATTTCTATAAAGAACATTTGCTTTAAATGTTTGTCTGTCTTCAGGGCTAAGGAAGGCTACTTGTAAATCTTTTATATTACCGTCAGTAAACATAGCTTTAATAACAACATCCTTATCATTTTTCATTTCATAAGAATTTTCATCAAAAGGAACAGAAGGATATAAGCTAAATTGACCTCCAACAATCGTAAAATCTAATAAACAATACATTCCTTGTTCAAATATAAATTCTCTTAAATTAACCTTGTTTGAAACAACTCCGTCCCAAAAGAAATGATTAGCTTTACAGAACTTTGCCGCAACAGTCATGTTTGCATCATTAACAGACTCAGCATTAATAACAGCACCAGCTCCTATCTTTTCATCTGTTAATAACGCATAAGCAATCTCAGGAAATAAACTTGTCGCTCTATTCGATCCACCTAACAAACTTTTTACCTTAATTCCTTTTTTAAAGTAAGCAGAGAATTGACTAAAGTTTGTCCATTCTTTTGAACTATTAACTCTCAAACCTGCATAAGCTAAATTCTCATACGTTGCTTGATCTACTGTGTCTTTTATTATTTCATTTACATAGGTTATCTGATGTTCTGGCCCTTCTAGATGACTAGATTGATCTCCTTCATATTTCCAAAAATCAGCAGCAGCATCGTAAACATTTAATTCATGTTCTATATCATCGCTATATGTTCTTTGACTAGATTCAACAGTTAAAGTTAATTCTTGCTCTGGAACAAGAACACTACCGCTATAACTTTGAGCAGGAATCGTAACTGTATCTTTATCTGTGTAATTAGAGCCTGGATCAGTCAAATCCCAAACAGAATAATATCTATCCTTATCAGGTAAATTTGTCCATACTGTTAAATTAATTTTTAAACCAGAAGCACTACTTTCATGAACATTTTTATTGACAAGAGTTACTTCTTGATTAATAACAGGCGTTGCAACTGTTCCATATTGTTCTGTTTTCTTTACTGAATACCAATTTGATTTTCCAAAAACTAAAGCTACAGGTTGAAATTTACCTCCAAATGTATCCGTTTTTGTGTAATGAAATGCTACTTGATTTAAATCTGAACCTTGATAATTATTATGAATAGGGCCATTCCATGCAGGGCCATTGAAACCTTGAATATTTGGACTTACATCACTAGGATTTATATATAGACTCCATGTTGTTTTCCCTGCTGATGGATAATTGTCAAAACGAACAATAATAGTGTCGTGATATGGCCCTTCATAACCTGAGTAGCCACGAACAGATGCTTTCGTCCATCTTTCTACAACTGGATAGGTTGAGGGAAGATTAGATGACGAAGGGTTATTATAATTAGCTGCATGATCTATATTGAAACCAGTAACCGTGCTAGATCCTCCTGCTAATAAGTTTTTACTTGGATGTCCTAAATTCCATTCTGAATTACTTAAAACACTTTTAGTTAAAGGATAATTTCTTTTCCCCGCAAATTTGACAGTAAAACCATTAGATGAGAACTGCTCTAAGTCACCAACATTTGTTGCTTTATTTGCGTTTAACAAACAAACTCTATATTTTACAGGATTATTTTCCCTAGCAATTACTTCTTTTATTACATCATTACCAGGCCAAGGAAAAAATCTAAACTCATATTCATCTTTTGGATGATCTATTCTTATATAGTTATATTGAAATTCAGGAGTATTACCTCTTACGCAAAATAAACCAGAATGATTAGGCTCACTTGTGCTATCAGGTTGTAACCATGTCCATACATCATTAACTTTTACTTGTAATTTAAAGAAGCTAAATCTAGTGATATATTTGTTAACTTGTCCTAAAGTTAAAGTAGATCTATCATCGTAAACTTCATAAATTTTATCTTCTTCGGGTTTACTATTTACATTCGCAAAAGTCATTTGCTTATAAACTTTTGACTTGATTCCTATTTCAGTAATATCACATTTTCTATTGTTAGAGATAGTTCCTAAAGTCGCTTTTTGTAGTGCATACCTTATATGTGGCTCGTATAATTCATTATAATTTTGCTCGTAATAAAAATGGTCATCTCTATCTAATCGAGATGGCCTAACAGTAAAGAACTTACCATTTGTATCCCAATTAGGATTACTAATATGATTAGCTAATCCACCAGAAGGACTAGCATGACACCTGCCTTCTTCTATTACTTCAAATTTGTAATGCCTAGTAAAAGTTCCAGACCAAGGGACACCATCCCATTTTTGATCAACCTCATCTATCTGATGACAATTAACTAAAGCTGTTCCTGCCATATATTGTTCATCTTCTGTAATTGCAGAATCAGCAGTTTCTCTAACTGTTTTTGTTGCAGCATTGACATCATCAAGACCATGAGGTTCCATTGTTAACCTCTTAGTATCTATATCTTGTTGATACCCATCTCCATCGTATAAATTTTCATCTAAATCACCGCTACCTAATATTTGATATTCAATAACAGTTCCTTCTGTTAAATCACTATTACCTTCTTTTTGAGAAGCATTACCGCCATTAATGAAACCTGCTCTCATAGGCCACGATCCAAGAAGTTTTCTTCTCTTTTTAAATGTTATTCTTCCTGCTGGCCTTCCATCGTCAGTATCAGGATTACTAGGAGTTCTAACTAATTCATAAGGCAATTTGTAATACGTCATGTTAGGCATTGGATTACTTAACCCAAAAGTTGCCTGTGTTGTAGGATTCCTTGTTCCTGAAAAATATCTTTCGTCATCTACTCTAAAAATATTATTAGGAATAATTCCTCCATCTCTTAAAAAAGGAATATTGTCACCCTCTGGGTAAGCTAATTTATAAATCTTTTTTGCATGATAATTATTAATTAATAAATCTCCTATTGCATATCCGTCAAATTCTGGTCTTTCTTCTATTTCACCTAGAGAAAATAAACCAAGTAATTTTAATTGTTGATAACGACCCAAGCTAACAAGCTGTGACCACATCAATTGTGAATTAACTCTGATTCCTCCGTACCCAATATCATTTATCGTTTGACGATTAGTAAAAACAAGAGGAACTAAATCACCTAAATTTGCTAATTCTTGAACGCTGTTAAAACTAAATTGAGGAGCAAAACGCTTAAGACCTGCCATGTCAGCAGTTCTTTCGTTTGTCCCTTGCTTCATGCTTGGGGGTTTAGGTGTTAAAAGATATGCAACAACACTTAAAGCAACACCTACGGCTACTTGACCTAAAACAGTTAAACCAACTACTTTTGCTCCTTCATAAACAAAAAAAGCAGTTCCAGCCTGTATATCAGGAACTAAACTCCCCACCGATTTAATTCTTCAAAAAAGATACTATAGTCTTTTCTTTTTAATCTTCGATACCAATCACGCTCTCCTTTAGGAACAGTAAAACCATAATGACCTAATACTGTACGAACCAAAGACAGGCAATCACCAGTTCCATGCTTTACAGGATCAGACCCTAAACGATATTCAAGTCCTATTAATTCATAAGGCTTCAAAGATTTTGTAATTGACCTGTCAAAGGAAGATGAGCACACCTTTTTTTGGTCAAGGTTTGCTGCGGAGCATTTGCTCCGACAGCATCAATAGAAGAACTTAACAATAGTTCGATTGATTCTGGATCGTATCTCATACCAGCAGCTAACCAATATTCACCAGTTAATCTGCCTCCATTTTTCGCAGCAGTATCTTTATTAAAATCAGCAGTCATCAAAAAAGTTTCAACCTGTATGTAATATTTTTGTTCTACAAATTCTTTAACATAAGACATACTTAAAGGATTATTAGCAAGGACAATTGAAGCTTCTAAATTATCCCCTGACCTATTCATTGCAGCACCCTGATAAATAAAAGAAAGATATTTATAATCACCAACTCCCTCATGCTTTCCGTTTTGAAACTTATTAAGATTTAAACTCGTTCCATCAAGGGCAGTAAAAGAAGGAGGAACATTTCCTTCTTTAGTCAAAATTTCAACAAAAGCAGTTAAGGCAACAACAGTCATTACATTCCCAACCTCGATCTAGCACTTCTACTATTCCTTAGTGTAGATAAAGTTCTATTTTCTCCAGCTCTAGCACCTTGAGATGTAGCAGTTGCAATAATTTGTCCTACAGCAGACTTAGGAACAAACTCTTCAGAGTTGAAGTTAAGTATTGGTCCAGAATAATTAACAGTAGTAGATCCTCCTGCACCACCACCTGCATAAGACGAACCAGTACCAGGAATTACAGCTTCACCTCTAGCACCTGCTGAGTAGCGTTGCATACTTGAAGCCATCTTTGATGCAGGAATAATGTATTCGTCTTCTCCAGCCTCTCCTATTAGCCCTAGAGTTGGTCTTGTGACCATTCCACCAGTAGAGAATGATCCTGCTGGAAAAGTATTTCCATACTTCAAATTATCTGCGGCAACCATCGCACCAGTTCCACCTTTAGCAACACCTCCAGATCCAAAAGTAAACGCTTTATCTACAACACTTAAAATTGCTTTCTGTAAAATTATCTGAGCTATTTGTTTTAATATTCCAGCAAAAGCTTCTTTTAATGTTTTAGTTCCTTCAATTAATCCTGTGATTGCATTAGTTATTCCTGTTGCAAGTGCATTTTTAATTTGTTGAATAAGTTCAAATTTTTCTTTCCATGCTTCATTGTCTCTAACATTTGCTTCTATTGCTGCTCTATTAATATCAACTGTTTCTCCATAAGTATCTTTTATTTGCTTTACTCTTTCGTCTACTTCTTTTTTAATATTTGCTTCTTTTTCTCCTAGTTGTAAAACATCTTTCATGTACTCTGTATTTTTTGTAAGATCTTTTGTTGCCGCTTCTGTAGCAAATAAACTCTTTTGCTTTCTATTAAACGCTTCTATTTCTTTATCTGCTAATTTGTTAACTTCTACATTAATTTTTTCATATTCACCTCTTAATTTTTTAACTTCTTCATATTGTTTTCGAGTAAGACCTAATCTTGTTCGTTCTATCTTTTCTGAATAACCTTGTGCTTCTGGTAATTGAGTGCCAGCACCGAAAGAACTTAACCGAGCTTCAATACCTCTTTGTTGACTAAATTTACTTGTTAACTCTTGACTTTTATCTGAACTCATTAAAAATTGTTCTCTATTTCTTTCCTTGTAAGGAGCACTAAAATTATCTGCAATATTATTTAATCCATCTGTTATCCCCATTTTTTCAGCAGCAATAGCAAGACGAGCAAAAATTGAACTCATTAATTTACTCCAAGCATTTGCCAAATTATTTGTTGCATCACCAAATTTCCTTAAGGCATCAACTCCATTAGCTCCTACAACATTAGTTAATTCACGAACAGCAGCATTAAATGCAGCTTGTTTTCCTCTTGCTTCTTCTATTAATTTAATCCTTACCGCTTCAGCCGTATTTGATAATCCTGCTGCTCTTGTTACTTCCTCTATATTCTGACCAAACGCTGTTAATGCTTTTCCAAGTCTTGCTGTACTTGCAACCATTGTCGTTACAAGTTGATCAAATTGTTGACCTATTGCACTAAATAAGATTTGAGCACCAAAACCTTTTCCTCCTCTTTGTGCAAGAGCACCCCCAACTCCACCAGCAACAGCACCAACTCCACCACCAAAGAGGAGAGGGAAACCAGCTCCAAGCATTAAGCTTTCTCTAAATCTTCCTTGAATATCAGCACGTTTAGAAGCAGCCCTTCTTCTTGCTTTTACACCTATTTTTCTAAGTCT